GGCCGTGGTGGCGGCCCTTCTGGCCGCCGGAGCCAACCCCAACAAGGCGAGGACGGATGACGGAGCCACGCCGTGCTGGATCGCCGCTTGGAATGGCCATGCGGGCATGGTGGAGCAGCTGCTCGCGCGCGGAGCCGACCCGAACAAGGCGAGGACGGATACCGGAACCACGCCGCTCTACGTCGCCGCTCAGCAGGGCCACGCGCGCGTGGTGGAGCTGCTGCTCGCGCGCGGAGCCGACCCGAACAAGGCGAGGACGGATCGCGGAACCACGCCGCTCTACATCGCCACTCAGCAGGGCCACGCGGGCGTGGTCGAGCTGCTGCTCGCAAATGGCGCCGACGCTAACAAGGCGAATCTTGAGGGGGGCACTCGCGTCTAACTCCGAAAAAAAACGTCGTATTTAGTGCGGTATATAACGAGAAACCTAAAAAAATATTGCGTAAGACAAAAGAGGAGTCGAGAACGACGCGTGACCACACACAGATCCGATGTCATCCCGGAGACCGTACCTTTTTTTTCTGCTGACGTAAAGAAAACGGGCAACTACCTTCGCGATGTCGTCGTACTGCATCGACGCGAAAAAACTGATCGGTGCCGTCGTCGTCGTCGCCCTCCTCGTCTGGTTCGTGGTGTACCGGCGGAAGTCGGACCCCGCGCCCGCGAATGCGCCCAAATGTGCCGAAGCAGCGCCCCAAGTGTCCAAGGCCGTGCAGCTCGTCACGTATGGGGGCCTTAGAGCCTTTCTTGACCAGCCCGACGTCGTGCTCCTCATTAGCCCGCAAAGGGAACTTGGTTGGATGGAGATGTACTTTCTGGAGGCCGCGACGGATGCTGAATCAAAGTTTTACGAGGACGGACCGAAATTCGGTTTGATGAACCTCGGTAAACCGTACGGAGTCAACGTAGATGACAAAGATAATCTATCGGGGATCGCGCAAGATGTGCTGGACACGCTCGGCATCGCGGACGTGCAGAGAGATCAGGATGGGCGCCCGCTTCCGACGATCCTACGCCGCACAACAACCGGGTCATATGCAAACGATGATCAAGTGATCAACACGACGCAGTTCGTATCGGACCGACCCCTGCAGTCGTACGAAGAGAATCCGCTGTTCGACTGGCTGCAGACGCTTCCCTGGTACGGATGACCTTGGAGGTGTAAAGCCGGAGTGAGTCTACATTCCGGAGACTATACCTTTTTTCCTTTTTTGCGTAAAGGAAAAACCTAAAAAAATATTGCGTAAGACAAAAGAGGAGTCGAGAACGACGCCTGACCACAGATCCGATGTCCGCCACCGACAAACAGAAGACCCCAAAGGAGGAGAAGGAGCAGAAGGAAACGGGGGGCTCGTGGGGGCTCATCGCAGTGCTGTGTGTGTTGGTTCTGGCGCCGATCCTCGGCATGGCACACGCGTGGTTCGAGTCACGCCCGGACTCGGGAGGTCGGTCGAAACCGCGAACTAGTTTAGGGTTTGCTCTAGTAGTCTCAACCATATTTTACTATACTGTACTCGGTGGGCGAATTAATTAACTAACTACAGTAGTAGTTGAACTAGCGACCGAATGCCGTACCCTCCCTCCCTTAGTATCTCGAAGGATTGAAGCCGCTTACTTTCTTTTTTTTCGTTACGCGCGCCGCTACGCGCGGCGTGCCGCCGCGTGCCACATGTACGAGATCAGGATGGCGTCGTCGGCGAAGATGGCGGCGCACAGCCCCGCCCACAGCGCGGCGTCGCGGTGCTCGCCCGCCGCCATCGCGCGCCACACGGCGCGGGTCTGCCACGCCGCGTTGAGGAGCACCGCCGGCAGGTACGAGACGAGGGCGATGCGCGCGAGCGCGCCCGCCGTGCGCTCGTCGAGGCGGCGTAGGCCCAGGTAGCTGTTGACGGTGAACGGGATGATCGAGAGGCCGCAGAGCACGACGAGGTTGCTGAAGATGGAGTCGGAGTCGTCGTAGTCGACGCCCAGGTTGTACAGCGCGAGGGCGAGCACGACGAGGTGGTGGAGGCGCGTGTTGGGCGGCAGCCGCACGCGGCACAGCGCGACCACGTCGTTGGCGGCGTACAGCGAGCCCACGCCGCGCGCGAGCTCGGCGTGTATCATCTCACCCTTGACGATGCGGTGCTGCACGACGTAGAGCGAGGCGGGGAGTGATCCGGCCAGCACGATGCTTTTGAGCACGTTCTTCACGCAGTACGCGCGCGCGTTCGCGGAGAGCGCGTCGAAGCGTCCGACGTACTGCTGGCGGAGGAGGCGCTCCACGGGCGCGTACAGCGCGTTGATGAGGAGGAGGCAGGCGGCGAACCACAGCACGGCGACGACGACCATTTCCAAAAAAAATCGACGCGTAGAACAAAAAAGCGAAAAACCGCGCGCCCTCTTCCGATGCCCCCCAAAAAAACGAAAGTGTCGGCGGGCGAGTCGAAGTCGTTTCTGCGGTCGGTCGCCGAGACGCAGATCAAGGCGGAGGAGGACTTTTACAGCACGCCGCTTCTGTGGGGCGGCAGCCTGCTCGGCGTGCTGCTCCTCCTCGCCCTCCCCGTGTACGTGCTGGTGTGGTGCAGAGGGAGCGACGACGAGGCCAAGAAGGATGAGCAGAAGTCGGAGGAGTGCACGAAGCGACTGCCCGACGTCATGCTCGCCGCGCTGCTCGGCCTCGTGCTGCTCATCCTCGTGCGCTTCGTGTGGGTCGTGCGCAACCCCAAGGCCGCCGCGCAGCAGTCGGTGGCCTTCATGTCGGTCAACCTCGCCGCCGACGCGGTGGGCGGCGTGCTGCAGAGCTTTGGTCGGCTGCTGGCGTGGATCGCCCGCGGCCTGTTCGGCGGCCGCGAGTGATGGCGGCGAAGACGAAAAAAATGGGCGCCTACAGAAACGACCGCCGATGATTTACAACGTTTGGGACCCCGCGACCTACGACAAGATCCCCTACCTCTCGGTGCCGCACTGGGTGCTGGCGCGGTGGGACCTCGAGCGCCGCGAGGGCACGTTCGACCACCTGAACTGAGCCTGAGCGCCCCCTCCTCGACGACGACGCCGCTCGGTTTTTTTTCTGGCGTGAAGACAACAAGAACGAGGATTTGGACGAGGATCGGGTGCGATGTCCCAGCCGCCGACCGCGCTTCCCGGGTTGGAGGAGTCGCTCCACGCCAAGTTCAGGCACATTTTGGAGAGTCACGATCTGCTCGCGACGCCGCCGCCGGCCGTTGCCCCGCCGGCACCGGCCGCGCTCCCGCCCGCGCTCCCGCCCGTCGCGCCGCCCGTCGCGCCGCCCGTCGCGCCGGCCGTTCCGCCGGCGCCGCCCTCGAGCCCGGCGCCCGCCCTGCCCCCCATGCAGATGCAGCCTTCGGGCCCTTCCGCCTACCCGCCCATGCCCGCCGCGTCCGTGGTGGTCGTGGAGTCGTCGTCCTCGTCGTCGGCCGCCGAGCGCTGGCTCGTGCCCGTCGCGGTGGCGCTCACGGCGTCCGTCGTGGTCGTCTACCTGCTGTACATGAGTCGGGAGCGCGAGGCCGCGCGCAAGCTCGAGGAGGAGGAGCGCCTGCAGCGCGAGGCGGAGGAGGAGGAGCGCGAGCGGAAGGCCAATCAGAAGGCCAAGGATGAGGCCGAGAAGGCGCGGCAGCACCTCGACGAGGGCGTGAACCACGACGCGCCGCCGGCGCCGCGGCCCGACGAGATGCCGTCGATGCCCATGCTCGACTCGCTCGACGCGCAGTTCGCCCCCGCGCTGCTCATGGTGGAGGAGGGGTGGGGGTGGTAATAGTTTTCTGACCCTACGTAAATACTTCATCCTATAGCCATTCCGATGAGAAAGGCCAAAATCGCGCTGATGGGCCCCGGGGCCCACAGGGCCCGTCGACGGCGCTCGCGGGTCCACAGGACCCCGGCACGTTCGCCCACCCCGGGGCCCGCAGGGCCCGCGGCGTTCACCGCGCTGACCACCGGCACGCCGCCGATACGGCGCGGGCCCTACGGGCCCCGTCGCCGGCGAGCCGCGCTACCGCTCGCTGCTGCCGTTGTACCTCGCGCGCGCCGACTGTGTGCTGCTCTGCTGCGACCCCGACACCTCCGCCGCCGCAGGCCTGTGGCCCTGGGCGCGCGAGGCGAGCGACTGCCGCTCGGTCGTGGTGGTGGGCACGAAGGCCGACCTCGGGCCTGCGCCCACCGCGGTGCAGCTGCAGACCTCGGCGAAGACGGGCGAGGGACTCGACGCGCTGCTGGAGGTGTGCGTCCGCGCCGCGCGCCCGGCGGTCGCCGCCGAGCCGCCGCCTCCCGAGAGCTCCGGCGGCTGGTGGGGCGCCTGCTGATGGCCCTCGGCGCTCGCGTTGTCCTCCGCCCCATTTTTTTTCGACGTTCAGAAGAAGCACGCGCGAACAGGAGCGGCGGCGGGAGCATGGCGATGCTTGACGGCGAGGTGCTGCAGGCGCGTCCCTTCGCCTCCACCTTCGCGCGCCTCGCCTCGCACGGCGACGGCTCGTGCCTGTGGCACTCGCTCGCCGCGTCGCTCAACTGGCGCGGCTACCGCGACCTCGCGCACACGCCGAGCGTGCGCGCGGGGCGCGAGCTGCGGCGGCGCGTGGTGACCCGCGAGCACTGGGCGGACTACGCCGCGCGCGTCGGCCTCGCCGACTTCGGCGACGAGACGGGCTTGGACGCCTTCGAGGAGGCGTGCGACGTGCGCCGTCCCGCCGACAACCTCACCTTCGCGCTCGCGGCGCACGTGCTGCGGCTGCGCATCGTCGTGCTGGTGAGCCCCGACGAGATGTACGACACCGCCGAGCTGGTGGAGGCGGACGCGCCCGTCGCGCTCATCGCGTGGCTGCACCGCGAGCACTTCGAGCCGATCGTCTCGCTGCGGCCGCGCCACGCGCCGGCCGCGGCGCACGCGGTCGAGCGCGCGCTGCGCGCGCTGCGGCGGGAGGGGGAGGCGAGCGACGCGGAGGAGGCGGACGCGGCGATCGAGCCCTCGGCGCGCGGCTACGTCGGCCTGCTGCACCCGCGCGACCCGATCGTAGGCGCGCTCTTCGACCTTCGGCGGCAGGGCGGGTCGGGGGTGGTCGCGCGTTCACAGGAGCCCTAGATTGATGGTGCCGAAAAGTAAGAAACACAAATCTCGTTCCCGGACCGTTCCACCCCCACGCCGACCAAACCCTTCGCCATCATGGCCTCCGCCTCCGTGCTCGAGCAGAGTTACCTCAAGTTCTACAACGACGACCAGCAGCTCACCGACGCCAACCTGAGCAGCTCGGGGCAGATCGGCGGGCTCGCGAAAACGCCCGCCGGGCCCTCGTACGCGGTCTCGAAGCAGTACCTCGACGACTCCCTCGCAGGCATCGAGCCGAAGGAGGCGTGCGATCTGGTCTCCTACGTCACCTCCTTCCCCTCCGCAGGCACCTCCATCCGCTTCACCGACGGCGCGCAGACGACGATGCAGAAGACGACCGTCACGCACGCGGCGGCGTACGCCGGCGCGACGGTGGCGACCGCGCAGACGGTCGAGGTGGTCGACGGCGCGCTCACGCTCACGAGCACCGCCACCGCGCTGCTCGACGCGGGCGCGCACTACCGCTTCACGCCCGCCGCCGGCGACGACGCCGCCTTCGACGCGAAGGTCGCCTCGATCTCCATCGGCACCGTCCTCGACTACACGTCGGTCGCGACGCTCGCGGCGGGCGCGCTGCAGGCGGTCGACGCCGCCGCGACCGAGCTTCGCCTCACGACCGACGCCGCGCTCGACCTGGGCGACGACGTGCAGTACGCGCTCAACTCGCGCCTCTTCCGCGCGCAGTCGCTGGAGGAGGGCGGCGCGTACGTGCTGACCGGCGCCGCCAACGACGTGCAGGCGCTGCTGGGTCTCGCGGACGACGCCGCGCTCGACCTCGAGCGCGTCGAGTCGACGACGGTCTCCACCTTCGCGCTGCAGCTGCTCGACGGCGCCGCGAGCTCGACCGTCTCCGGCCTCACCGTCGCGCGCCTCGTCGACACCGCGACCTACGCCGTGGTCGCGCACGCCGACGCGCAGGAGCTGCTCGCGCGCATCGACGAGGTGCGCGCGGGGCTCGCCTCGGGCGAGACGCGCGCGCTGGCGATCGAGGGCACGGGCGGCGGCCGCGCGGTGCTCGAGATCGGCGTCGACACGTCGACGCTGCTCGCCTCGCTCAAGCCCGCCGACCGCAACCCGTCGACGGGCGTGCTCGCCGAGGCCATCACGACGGCGCAGAAGCAGCCGGGCGCGGTGTGGTCGTCCGATCTGGGCGATCCCGCCGCCGCGACCTACACGTGGACGGCCGACGGCTGGAAGGACGGCGTCGCGCCCGAGGGCACCGTCTTCATGCAGACGGCCACGCTGCGCTTCATCGGCGCCGGCGCGCAGCAGAACGCGACGGTGACCGACCGCCTCGAGGGGCGGCTGCGCTACGCGGCGGCGGGGCGCGAGGCGGCCTCCACCTCCTTCACCGAGCAGCCGTCGCGCGTGCTCTTCGTCAACGTCGGCGGCGGCACGCCGCTCTCGGACAACTCGAGCCTGACGGGGCAGACGACGTCGCACGCGGCGAACGGCGTGTGGCTGGTGAAGCGCAGCGCGGCCGACTCGAACACGCTCGTGTACAAGCGCCCCGCCGACTGGGGCGGCGACGACCTCGTCGACAACTACTGGGTGAGCGCCTCGCCCGTGGGCGCGTCGGCGCTCTACGCGCCGCAGCCGCAGATCCGCATGTACTACTACGGGCGCACCGGCGGCCTTGACGGCTTCTTCTGGGGCGACCTCGGCGAGCAGGCCGAGTTCGAGCAGGCCGTCGCCGCCGAGGCCACGCCCGCGGCGTTGACGACGGCGGTGCCCGAGGGCGTCGACGCGCGCATGTACACGGCGCCGCGCGACCACGCCGCGGCGCTCACGCTGCCCAGCGGCTCCGGCGCCTCGTACACGCTGTACGGGCTGCACGCGTACGACGGCACCGTCGGCTTCGGCGCGCCGGTGAAGATCCCCACCGACGCGCTCAACGTGGCGGCCGGCGCCGACTTCCTCGACGGCGGTAAGCCGCTCGGCGAGGACCCCGTCGTCGTCGGCACGGCGCTCACGCTCGACGTCGCCAAGCTGCGGCCGCACCTCGTGCACGACACCTTCCGCCTCGTCGCCTTCTACGGCGCGGGCGAGAACGCGCCGGCGGCGCACGCGGCGAGCGCGACGCGCACGCCCACCGCGTACCCGTTCGAGGACGGCGTCACGCTGTACGGGCTCGACGTCGCGCGCTCCAACACGCGGCCGGCGCCCGCGCAGGGCGTGCAGTGGACGCGCCGCGGCGCGTCGAAGGGGTCGTACCTGACGATCTCGGGCGGCGTCGGCGCCGACGCGCAGACGGGGCTCGGCCGCGGCCGCGCCTACGTGCTGTCGCGCGCCGTGCCGGCGACGGGCGGCGAGGCGCTGCTGATGCTCTTCCGCTCCTCGAACGTCGACTGGTCGGCGGTGGACGACCGCACGCTCGCCATCGACTCGGCGACGCAGCAGATGGTGCTCGCCGAGGGCTCGCAGCGGCTGGCGTCGACCGGCTACGCGGGCTACAGCATGCTCAGCGCCGACGAGCGCGGCGTGCAGCCGGCGCACATGGCCGGCTCCTTCGTGGAGTACCTGGAGGAGAAGATTCTGAAGGTGGCGCTGGGCGAGGAGCAGAGCGGCGAGGGCGCGCTCATCTCCGAGGCGTCCTTCGCCAACGCCACCATCCACGAGTCGCTCAGCGTCGGCGGCGACTTCCAGGTGATGGACGGCGCGGTCACGGGCAAGTCGCTGAACCTCGACATCGGCGCGCACACCGATGCGAACGCCGACACGAAGTTCCTGAACCTCGGCACGTCCTCCGACTCGGTCTTCTCCGTCTCGGGCGCCGGCCACGTCTCGGCCAAGAAGGTGACCGTCACCTCCGACTGCCGCCTCAAGCGCAACATCGCCATCGAGGCGGGCGACGGCTGCCTCGCCGCGCTGAACGAGCTCGACTGCCTCTCCTACACCTTCGACGAGGCGCCCGAGAAGCGGCTGCGCGGCGTGAGCGCCCAAGCCGTGCGCGAGGTGCTCCCCGAGCTCGTCACCGAGGACGCCAACACCGGCATGCTCAGCGTCGACTACTCGGGCCTCGCCGCCGTGCTCGTCTCCGGCATGAACGAGCTGTCGCAGCAGCAGCAGCAGCTTCGCGAGCTGCTGCTCGCGCAGCGGGCGTCCGCCTAAGCACGCGCGAACGCGTGCGTGCCCACACGTTGCTCCCTTTTTTTCTTTTTTTCGCATGGTCCGTCGCGTCAAACGTCGGTCGTCGCTGTGGCGTCGTGTTACGCATAAACCGCCAAATTGGGAATGCCTTCCTCCAAAATCGTGCTCGTCTCGCGCCGCGCGTTCGCGGGCGCCCCTTTTTTTGCCCGGGCAGGGGTAAGAAAACCATCAGACTCGATTCGGACATCGACCCCCCAAAATCTCAAACTTTCGATCGCCATGGCCACCTCTCTCCTGAAAACCAGCGAGCTCATCTTCTACGACTCGTTCACGCGCACCGAGGCGGGCGCGTCGGG